CGGGGAGCGCGGCCTTAGCCAGCATGCCCCCCTCGGAATCACGCATGACGATCTCGCCCCAGTCGAGGCCGGCGACGATTTCGTTGATGTCGGCCTTCTCGACGTCGATCGACTCACCGGGCGCGCGGCGCTCGAAGACGACGTCGGCGACCAACTGGCTCCCGCCCTGCTCCTCGACGAGCATCTCGAGCATCGCCTGGCGAAGCGATTCGGCGTCGACCTCGTGGGTGTGGCCGAGGTTCTCGCCAATCGTGATCGTGCCGTCCGAGTTGACGACGAAAGCGTGATCGTGCGCGACCTCGGCATCGGGCGACTGGCCGTACCAGGTCGTGCCCGCGCGGCCGTGGATGTAGACCAGGTGGGTGTGACCGTCGACCGCGGTGGTGATCACGCTCGGGTAATCGGCCTTCGCGACCTCCTCGCCCTCCGCGGGAGCGCGCTTCGTGGCGTCCTCGTAAGTCGAGATGGCGGCCGCCAGGCGCTGGCGATCCGAGCTGAACTCGGATTGCGCATCGTCGCTCGAGATAAAGCGGCTGATGAAGTCCGAGCGCGACTCGCCTTCGTTCGGCGTCGGGAGCACCTTGCTCACCGGGTCGCCGTCCCGCTTCAGGAAAACCGCGATCGCGGGCTCCTGCGCCGGGCGATCGACGTAGCTCCCCTCGTCGATCCGGATCTTCGTGACGTCACGACGACGGCGCCGGCCACGGCGACCCTTGCCCTCGTAATCGTCGTCCTTCTGCTTCGTCGTCTTCGTCATGGATCAATCAACCGGGTTCGGGGACTGAAGATGGACGCCACCGATGCTGAAACCGGTGTATTCGCCCGACTTGAATTTGGCGAGGACGTCGGCGGGGGGACGGGCGGCGAATCGCAGGCCGGTCATCGCCGGGGGCGGGTCGCCGTAGGCCTTCGCAATCTCTTCGGTCACCGGCCAGGCGAAGACGGCGACGCCCTGCTGGTCGCCCTCGTGCATCACCTTCGTCGCGCGGCTCTCGACCATGAAATCGGCCGCGGCCTCGAGCATCACGTCCTCGGGAATGTGGTCACCCTGCAGGTCGTAGTACTTCCGAAGCGTGCCGTCGTCGTCACGCTTCTGGCAGACCATCAGCCAGCCGAAGACGATGCCCAGCTCGTCGTCGACCTTCTCGATCTCGCCAAAAGAGCGAAAGCTCGGATCGTTGCTTTGCGGCATACTATTCGCGTCCTCCTCACTCACTGTTGAGGCCGGGACGCTCGAGGGCAAGGATGTTGCAAGGCGCTTCCTCGCCTTCCTCTCTCGACGCGTCTCCCGGTTGCCCTTCTTTCTACGCGCCATGCCGCATCTCCCTTAACTGTCAGGCGCCGCGAATCTCGTCGTCACGACGCACCGGCACTGGATGTCATCTTCCGCGACGCCGAAGCCGCCAGGCCACAGAGCCTGGTTCCCGGCGCCCGATTCGAAGGGCTCGTTGATGCCCCGCTGCTGACCCCGCATCGACTCGTGCGAGGTCGCCGAATTCTCCTGCGTCCGGACCCGCTCATCGTTGGCCGGCACCCAGGTGCGCATTAGGCTGTCGCCGTCGATCGCCCCCTGCTCGATCGCCTGCTCGTACATCTCGCCGGTGCCCTGGTGGACCGCCTGCAGGGACTCCGTCCGGGCGATGACCTCCGAGCGGTGCTTCAGGGTCCGCTCCCGGTAGCGGGCGACCATCCGGTTGATCTGAGCCTCGGATAGAGGTTCGTTGTTCTCGATCGAGCGAATGATCGACGGGTCGAATCGGCGATCGCGGAGCTTGCGGCCGAGGGCTTCTCGAGAACCCGTCTCAAGGAGGCTCCGGTAGTTCGCGACCGCATCCTCCTGGCGGGCCGTGAGCCCGATCGAGTCCCGGAATGCTCGAGCCTGCGTCCGCGGCCCCGAGCCCGCCCGGATGCTCCGGGTCAGCGCCTGGCGCGTCGCCGTCCGCTGCTCTGCGGTGAACTCTCGCACCAGGTCGAGGCGCCTCGAGGCCATCTGAGCGACGGCGCGCGTGTTCGTCTGGTTGAAGTCCGCGATCACGCCCAGTTCATTCGAGATGAACCTCGAGGTCGCCTCGGCGCTCTGCACGTAGACCCGAGCCGAAGAGTTCGCCACGCGCTGCCAAGTCTCATCGACGACGGAAAGAGCGTCCTCGACCCGACCGGTCGTGATGAGCTCCTCAAGCTCGGCCAGCGTCTGGCGATCGCGGATAAAGCCCACCGACTCGAGGAAGGCATCCGAGACGATCGACTCGCCCTCGCGGATCAGCCGCACCAGGCGCGCCCGGGTCTCTTCGACGAAGACCTTGCGGATCGCCTCGCCGCTCATCCGCGCACCTGGCAGGTGTAGGTCGCCGCGGCGGGATCCCGCATGACCCTGATGACCTGGTAGGAATCGCCCTCGATCATGATCCGATCGCCAGGCGTGGGCACCGCGCCGCCCTGGATCGAGGCGCCGAGCAGGATGATCCGGCGATCGCCGGTCTGCACGATCGTCTCGGCGATCTGCCGCTCGGCATAGTCGTCGATGAAGCCCTTCGCTCGGCGAGAACGGACGACGGGGTTCGTCCCGCCCGCGGGGTTCGTGGCACTCCGGCGCCCGGGCGTGACCTGGATCAGCGTCGCGTCGAGTACTCCTCCCGCGCCGGCGATCTCGTCGTTGATGATTTTCGCGATATCGAGGCCGAACAGACGTGGCATCAGGCGAAGCCCTCCCGAAGCGGCCCGCGATCGAAGTCATCGAAGGAACTCCGATCGTTCGCGCCAGTGGTAAATGATCCCCCGGGGACGCCGAGCGCGCCGGAAGAGGACGGCATAAACGGCGCCAAGATCCGGAGCACTCGAGTCGGAAAACGGCCGCCTTCCTGGGGACGGAAGAACTCGACTTGCGCCGAGCCAGCCTGAACGCGCTTCGTGTTCGTGCCCCCCGTCGTCGCCGAGGTCGCGAGATCCGCGTCCTGGCTGTAGGCGAAGGCAAGCTCGGCCTGCGCCGCTTTGACGCCGGCCGGGGCGTTGGCCGGGTCGATCGCCGAGCCCTCGAAGACCAGGTCGAGCTGCTGGATGTCGGTGAAAGCCGTGATCAGCGCCAGGCACTTCGTGTTCGCATCGACGAAGGCCCAGGCCTGGGTATGGATCAGCGACGCGAGGTAGGCGTCGGCATCGGCGACCGTCTGATAGGTGTTTGTACCGACGACGAGAGCGGGAGTGGCCATCAGGTGTTCTCCACGTTGCGGATGATCGTGATAGTGCCGGTCGCGAGGACCACCCCCTCACCGTTCGCGTCGAAGCCCTCGAGCTCCTGGTAGTACTCGCCGGCGAGAGTGTCGGTGTCGGCGTTGATCAGCTGTACGTCAGCCTGGTTATTGCCCGTGCCGGAAAAGTCGATCTCGTTTCCGCCGGTCTCGGTCTGGGCGACCTGGCTTTTCTTCTCGAGCACCGGCGTGGTGCTGAATTCGCCCGTCGACGGATTGATCGACGTCAGGGCCCACTTCACCTCGGCGAAGTCGGTGGCGTAATCCAGCGCCGTGCCGTCGTCCTGGTCCGTTCCCGCGAATCGGATGGTCTTCCGCTCGCCGGCGTACATCGTGAAATCTTGTCCGGTCTCAGCCATGTCAGCACGTCCGAAGGGAGCCCCGTAGATCGACCACGTCGTCACGCGATGCGACGAGCGGCACGAATTGATCGTAGCGGGCGAGGAGTGAGCAAACGACCCTTCGCCCCGCGGCCAAGGCGACGACCTGGTCTCGAGACGCCTCGAGGGGGGGCACGACCTGGTCGCGACTGGCCTCAAGGATTACGCAATCCTCGATCGCCGTGACGGGGATGGTGCCCGAGCCGGCGGCGTGCAGGGCGGGCAGATCGGCCGCAGCAGTCGCCACAAAGGCCGACTGGGATGCCCCAGCACCCCTGAGAGCCCCCAGGACGGCCGCGGCGGTAGCGATGGGGAGTTCGCCTCGGGCAGAGGCCTCGAGGGCAGGGAGGGCGACCTCGGCTGTTGAGGTCAACGGGATCGACCCGGTGCCTCCGCCAAGAATTCCGGGAAGAATCGCGGCGGCCGCTGAAACGACCCCCGGCTCCGCGATCGCGGCCGCCTCGAGGGACGGCAGGCTCGAGGCGCTCGTCGCCGAGAAGACCTGCGCCACGACGGCCGCATTCAGGGCCGCCAGCATCACCGTCGGGATCTCGGCGTCGGCGTTGGCCCGGAAGCGGAGCTCCGCGCTCGAGCTCGACTCCAGGGCCGGCAGCGAATCCGCCGCCATGCCGTTGACGAACAGCAGGGCCGACACCGTCGATTCCAGCGAGCCGAAGACACCGGCGCCGGTGGCCTCGAAGGGCAGATCCTCGACGAGGAGAGCGCCGTATCGAGATCCCGTCGCCTCGACGTTCACCGCGTTGACCGTAAAGCTGCCCGCCCCGAAGGCCGAGACATTCCCGTCCTCGGAGTCGCCGAAGGTCGGGAGGTTGAGGCTCAGCGCTCGCCGCTCACCCTCCGAGGTCGAGAACGTCGAGAGAGTGCCGTCACGATCCGCCATCGTGAACGAATACTGCTCGAGCTCCGCGTCACAGACGCCGACGCTGACCCCGCCACCAGCCACGATCCCCACCGTCGTCGGGCGAGCATTGACGAAGTAGGCAAAGCCCGGCGTGAAGCTTCCAGAGATCGACTCGACCGAGGCCCCCGTCGACGTCGGGAAGGTGCCGCGGTAGTTCTCGACGCCGATGCCAGAGGGCAGGCTAAACGCCAGGCCGATAAGCGCGCGCCCCTGCCCCGTGGCCGCCTGCAGCTCAAAGCCAGTGGCCGTGAAGTTGCCGACGTTCGTCTCGCCGCCAACCTGGATCGGGACGTTCTGGCGAACCGCTCGGGCGAGAACGGTCTCGCTGTAGTCGCTGTCGCAGTCCGAGGTCGCTTGGCCGTCTTCCGAGTAGATCGCGGCCATCGTGTTCGTCGGGACACCGCCGGAGATCGTCGAGATCCCGAAACATTTGTGCATGTCCGCGGTGGCCGTATCGAGCGCCGCCGGCACGTCGCACGACATCAGCATGTCCACGGAAAAGCCAGTCGTCACCGTCACCGGGGATCCCGACGACGGGACACCACCAAAGAAGGCGGTCGCCTGGGTGCCGGTCCCGAAGAAGAGCGCCACCGCGATGCGGTACGCCGATCCGACCGTCGTAAAGTTCAGCCGCACCCCGTCGGTGATGAACGCATTGACATCGGCCTCAACCTCGATCGCGCTGGTGGCCGGATCGTAGAAGGTAAGGAAGGACTGACTGCGGGCCTCGAAGCAGATCGAGGTCAGCTGGCCGGTGCGTGACCAGGCCGAAGCGCAGTGTTCCCGCCCGTCGCTCGAGGCGACGCCCCAAGCCATACCAGCGCTAAGAGAGGCCGTGCTATTCGCGGTCGCGTGGATGAGCGTGATCTGCGCCGCGATCGGGGCCGCGCCAACGCCAGGCCACGTAACGTCGACCAGGCCAGTCGACGTCGGAGCCTGAAGGGTGACGACCTTGGCGTCCCAGGGGCGCGCCACTCCTACGAGCCGCCGTTACCGAGCCCGATGATCCCGGCGATGGTGTCGATGTCGTAGATCTCACGCTCGCCGAGCACGAAGATCCGCTCAAGCGCATCGATCGACCAGGTGCCGTCGACCACCGATGCCATCAGCTTCGAGGCGTCGGCGGTCTCCGCGGCCGTCAACCAGGTGCCGAGGCCAGTCGCGGGCATGCGGCCGGCCATGATCTCCTGAGCCACCGCGGTCGCCGAGAAGATCGGCACCTTGTAGCCCACAGACGTCGCGGTGGGGACCTCCGCGTCGATCGCCGACTTCTCCCGCAGCGTCAAGGTGGCGGGGTTACAGATCCGCTTGATCAGCGTCGTCATTGTCCGTCTCCGAGTTGCGTTTCGATGCCGGCCGCGAAGGCCCCACTGCAAGGCCGAAGATCAACTCTCGGGCATGGTGAGCGTGAAGGCGATGATGGTGAAGGCCGCGTTCACCTGGAAGGCCGTCGAGTTGACGATGATGTCCGTTCCCGACGTGCCGACCGTTAACTGCATCACGGTTCCGTTGTCGCGATCGAAGATCCGCGCGAAGGTCACCGTGCCCGTCGCGTTGATCGAGAGGTCGAAGAGCGGAAGCCCGTTCATCGTCGCCTGGGCGCCCGGAGCGGCATCGGTCGGGGCGCCGAACGAGTCAGCCTGCAGGTCGACCTCCGCCAGAACCGTGTTCCCCGACAAGGCGGCATCCGCGTCGGCAGGAACGGTCCCTGCATAGAAGACGATCTGCCCCGCCGAATCGGTCGTGCCGGCGTCGATGGCGTTCAGGACGGCATTCAGGGCCGCGGTCGCGGTCGCGTTAGTCAGAAACGGCATGGACTATTTCTCTTCCTCAGGGTTCGGGACTTCATCGGTCGGAGTCGAGGTCGGCGGGGTCAAAGCGACCTTGCCATCCTCTTTGAAGGGGATCAGCAATCCGATCGCGTCGAGGTTCGGCCGAGTGAGGCCGAGCAGGTCGTATATCTCGCCGACCGCCTCGCTCGAGGGATCGACGGGGGCGCCGGCGGTAGCCAGGTCACGAAGCGCGGCCGTGATCCCTTCAACGTTACGGATGTTCGTCGACTCGGTCTTCGCCTTCGGGCGCATGTCGAGCGGCCAACCGTTGATCTCGAAGAGGCGCGTGATCAGGTCGGCCTGCACGGCCTCGGCGATTTCGCCCAGAGTGTCATCGACGATCAGCGCGAAGTTGTGGGCTTTCTCCTGCGACAGGGCCAGCGAGCCGGTGCCCGTGGACCCGAGCAGCAGAGACTCGACGCCGAGTACTCGAGCGATCTCTCTGTTCAGGCGCTCGATCGCCCGCGCGACGTCCGCGTGAGCCGTCGCGCCACCGGTGAGAAGCTCGATATCCCACTGCTTCACCGAAGACGGCGTCGCGGCCTCGTTCTGCGCCTCGTAGGTCCTCGAGTCCAGCAGGATGCCCAGCTCGGGATTCTTGATGTGCTTCTGCAGGAAGGTCGTCAGGCCGCCGATGTAGGCGTCCCGCTGCTGCTGCGTGATCGCGTTGAGAGCGACCTGGCGGTCAAGCTCGGCGAGCGGCGCGCGGCCGACCGGGATCCCGCGGAGGTCCGTCTCGTAGGCGTAGCCCTCGAGCTGCTCGAGCCGAGCCAAGCGCCGGGCCGCGTCGACGACGTTCCGGAAGATCCCCATCCCCTCGGGACTGTCGTTGATCGAGTCGTCGACCAGGTACATCGACTTCCCTCGCGGCAGGTAGATCTCCTGCTGCGTCTGGGGGCTCCGCTGGATCACGCCGAAGACGGTGCCGGTCTCGTCCAGGTCCCATCGCTCGATCGTGATCTGCGCTCGAGGCTCGACGTCGAGGAAGTCGAGGGAGCCATCGTCAGCGCGCTTGGCCGTCCACTCCTGCCAGGAGAAGCCGTAAAAGCGATACATCGAGGCCCGGCGCACGACGCGGCGCCAGGGGGTCGTCATGTTGCGGAGAGCCGCCTCGGTGCGCTTGGCGAACTCTAGGGCGGCGGGGCTGTTGTCGGCCGGCTCGAATTTCCACTCGGCCTTCCCGATCAGGTTGAGGAAGAAGCGGACGCCGGCGGCGACGATCGAGGTGTTCGCAAGGATGTCGCTGAAGGTCCGGTAGCGCTCCCGGCCCTCGAGCTTCGCGTCCTTCTCGCGGCGCTGCAGGTAGCCGCCGTAGGCCGCCGTCCCGCTAACGCCGACGGTGTCGGTCGGGGTGACCCGGCGGCCACGGAAGGCGCCGAAGAGAGTGTCGAGGAAGGTCCCCCGTTGCTTCTTGACTTCGCTCATGCGTCACCCACCGATCGCTACCGGGCCGCTTCCGATCGTCCGCTCGCGTCCCACCAGCAGGCGGGAGTAGGCGCGCGTCGCCGCATCGACCTGGTCTTTGAACGTGCTATTCGGGAAGAGGCAGGCCTCCGCGATGAAAGCCGCATTCCACTCTCCCCGGATCAAATACACATTGCCCGCCTCGGCCTGCGCCGCCAAGGGCCTGGCTCTATCCTCCTTCGATCCCGACTCCGGAGAGTGGTTCACGATGTAGCCATGGAGCTGTCTGAGGAGGTAGCTGATTTGGGATTTGCCGGCCTGGCCGGGGTCCTGCGGGAGGTCGATTGGGACATCCTTCCCGTCGAGCTTGGCGCAGCGCTTCAGCAACTTCTCGACCTGGCCCGCCGTGCCCTGAATGCGGCGCACGTCTTGGATGTAGATGTTCCCCTCGAGGTCCATCCCCATTCGCACGCCGGCCGAGAAGGCCGCTGTCGACTTCTTCGTCGCCGCCAGGTCCCAGCCGCGGCACGACTTCACGATCGGCGCCAGGGGCTCGTCGATGACCTCGAGCCAGTCATCCTTGAACATGCCACCGCCTCGAGGCACCGGCCGCTGCTGGAACTGGCCGGCCTCGGCGTAGCTCCCGCCCGCGGCACGGAACGACCTCTTCGTCTCTTCGACCTCCTTCTTCCCGAAGCGCTCAGGCCAAAGGAGCTCGCCGTCCTCGGTGCGAGGATCCTCGAAGCGCGTCGACGGATGCGGGTGCTCAAGATCGTGCTCCATCGGAAGGCACAGGTGCTCGTAGCCGAGCTCGTTGTCCTCCTTCAGGATGAACCCCGAGACGTCGTCGACGTGGAGACGCTGCATGATCACGATGAAGGCCGAGTCCTGAT